CTCGGCAACTCAAGAGGCATCTAACCTACGAAAAAAACCTCACGTTGCAGAATATATTAGAGAGCTTCGGAACCAGGATGAAAAAAGATACGAGATTAATTTACAACGACATCTAAAAAGATTGGACCAGTTAAGTAAGGGTGCTGAAGAAAAGGGCAATTGGAATGCTGCTGTTCAAGCTGAAAAATCAAGAGGTCAAGTGGGTGGTTTGTATATTGATAGAAAGGAAATTATGCATGGTTCTATTGATCAATTAAGTCGTGATGAAGTGGACAAGTTGCTAACTGATATGGATAAAAAATTAACAATAGAGGGGAGTTTTACTGTTCATGACGATGAAACCGGAGACGAAATTTTGGAAGACAATAAAAAATAACTCATCAAAAATACATTGGACCAGAATAGAGGCCATTACTCCTGTAGGAATCCCTGATTTAAATGGATTATTTAATGATCCAAAAAAAGGCAGTGGAGAATTTTGGGTTGAATTAAAATGTACATCAACTAACAAAGTACATCTTTCCCCGGGGCAGATTTCGTGGAATATGCACCGTTCTAAGCTTGGTGGCAAAAATTTTATCATGGTCGAGACCCCCTCTCGAAGAGGCATTGCTCTGTACTCTGGAGGAAGGACCTTGAACCTTGCTACTCAAGGCTTGGTTCTTGAACCTTGTGCCTTCTTTTCACATGAAATCGATTGGCTAGCTCTTGAGTCCTGGCTCATTAACTCTTGTGCCTTGCGTCCTTGAGCCTTGAGTCCTGAACCCTGGATCTTGAGCCTTGCGTCCTGGTTATGACACCGGAGGCATAAATATGATCCGTGATTTTTTTTAAAGATCAAGAGCTCCAGGAGATATTTCCGGGAGCAGTGATCACAATAACTAAATTCTTTCATTCTTTTATTTCCTCAAATTCAAATACTGAAATATCATCATTATGTTGACATTTACTCAAATATAACCTCAACTGATAATAGGCTTCTTCCAAAGTTTCAGCTTCAATTTCATCAACAAATGTTACTTTATATTTTTTCATTTTTTCCCTAATGTGCCATATAGCTGACATTAGCTATATTGATATTCCAACAGGCTCGGCAGCTTTTGCATTCATTGCCTTGTTTATTAGCTGGACAGCTGTAACCAATGGGTTTTTTATTCTTACTCACTGTTGAGGTGAGCCCCATATTGCTATGAGGCTTACCATCAATCATCGTAGCTGAAACACGGATCGCCAAGTTTCCCGGGAGTGAATGACCTTCTTTATAGAAGGCTTTCAGGACCCCTGGTTCTCTAGTCGGTAGCCAGTGTTTTATAGCCGGCGTGCGCATTGCAACAGCTACAATCTTTTTAAGGTGGTCCAGGCTTTGTAGATCTCCTGAATCATGCCACCTAAAATAAGGAATTTTTTTACCATAATTATTTACTAATAAAACCATGGCATCGACCCAATTAGATTTGGTGATCGCCTCGGTTCTGTTAGCGTGGGCTTGCTTAACCCCTGGAAATGTATAGCGCCCCTTCAATGCATAACACATTGAGCAGGTACTATTCTTAATTAATCTCAGCTTGCTCCCGGTTTTACAATCAAAGGCGCTTAAACCATAGCCATAACCAGGCATTTTAGAAGGGTTACTTAACCCTCCAACAATTGCTTTCGCTTCTTTTATATTCATAAGTATTCACTCCTATTTATATGTAGCTCGCTAGATGCTTAAAAGCCCCCGTCCTATACGAGCCCCAACGGGGCTGGTTTATATTGACATATACGATATATCCCATACAAAGTCAACTAAATAATTAAAAAAAATTTCTTGTGACCCGGGGCTTGCTCCTGGGTCCTTGAACCTTGAACCTTGAACCTTGAACCTTGTGCCTGGTATTATTTTTTTAAGCTGCTTGAACCTTGCGCCTTATAGCTGATCAGCTCTTGTGCCCTTTAATATTTTTAATTTTAATTTATTTTAATTGGTACCAGGTTTTTACCTGGTACCTTTGGAGTGAACTTTTAAGAGCAATCCTCGTCTGCTTCGGCTAAAGCACTCGTTAAGTGACTTACGATCCTATCTAATTTTTGACTACTTTTATATTCACTTTCTATTTTTTGTGAGTCAGCATTGCCGTCAAGGTGATCATCAATATATAAACTGAACCTCTCTGAAAATTGGTGAGGCAGTGAAGAAGAATAACAATAACTCTTTTTTTGACCATTTACTTTTCTTGTGCCTCTTCCTAACTTTCTTATTTTATATCTTTTACGATTTAAAAATTTACGAGCAAGGCGGAAAAATTCCGCCCCTTCCTCGTTGTTAGGTATCTCTGAAAAGTAATGGATAGGTATAGGATTACTCATATAAATCCAAAATGAATTGAGAATATTGTGGTGAATATTTTCCGTGATTAGTTACACTATCAATTGGAAAATATCCATCACCACCAAAGCCTCCAAGTTTACAAGCAATGCCACCATGACCCTTCTCGTATTTCATTTCACCCTCGATATTACAGATGTCATCATATGAATAAAGTCGCATAAATTGTTCTAGATAACAAGGGTCGATAATTAGTAATTGACCACTATCAACCCCAACATTTCCATAAGGTTGGATGATAGGTTTTTTTTTAGTTTTCATATACACTCCTATATATTTAATTAATAATTGACTATGGGATAATTAACATATAATGTCAATCTATTATTTAACCATTAACAAAGGAGTAAAATTATGGGTTTAGATATGTATTTAAATAGTCGCATTTATCATAGTGGTATCACTTATGATGAGAATAAAAAAATGCGAGTTCGTGAACTTGAAACAGTTGAAGGCTTTAAGAAAAAAGCTACTGAATTAGAGATCGCATATTGGCGCAAACATCCAAACTTACATGGGTATATTGTAAAGACTTTTAATGAAGGTGAGGACGATTGTAGACCAATTGAATTAACACCTAAAAACTTAGATCAAATTGCTGATGCCATAGAAACAAATGATCTTCCATATACGGAAGGTTGCTTCTTTGGATCTAGCGAGGATCATGAAGAAGGAAAAAAAGAAAATATCAAAATATTTAGAGATGCTTCTGCATGGTTAAATAAAAAAGTAGTTGAGGGATCTCAACATGGAGATTGGTTCTCTATTCATTACGAAGCAAGTTGGTAAAATAAAAAAAAACAAGGGGTATTAATATACCCCTTGATCCCTTTAAGCCCTTGCGTGTTCAACTGAGGGCTTTTTTTCTTGAGCCTTTAACCATTATCAGGACCTTTAATGTCCAGCTGCCTATTCCTGGCACATACTCCTATCACTCCTATGTTTTGATGAGTCATCATATAAAGCCAAATATAGTTAATCTTTTTTTCTTGAGTCTTGTGCCGGGTGAAAATACCAGGCACAATAGTTTTTAATATTAATTTAATCATGAGTCCTCCTTGAGTCTTGTTGTTTAAAATAGATGAGCCATTTGTACCAATACAAATGACCCAAGAATAAAAATGAATGCTACTCTAATCATATCCAATGTGGAATATATAAAGCTATTAAACAAGCAAACAAATATAAAATAATCCAATGTGCCTTAAACATAATCACTCCTAATTAGAATTAAAAGCCCCTAATTATTAGGGGCTTTGTGTTTATTTAGTTAATATTCACTTGCTCTTAATACTGTTAAAACTTTAATTGTTTTTTCAGCATTAAGCTTATCCTCACTATGAAATTTTAAATCATTATCATAGTAATCAATTTTCCAAAAATAATTAATATCTTTAAAATCAAATGAGCCGAAGTCGTGTTCTCCGTAGGGGTCATCATCTTTAGTAAAAATATTAAATTCTTTAACAAGTTTTAAAACCTCTATTCCATCTATTAAATTTAATTGTGAAACATCACGACTTAAAACAAGTTTATTTTTTCCTAAAGAATTAAAAATACTTTGTCTTAATTTATCATTATCATTTGCAATTAAATCAAAATTAGCATCCTCCTTTTCTAAAACTAATTTGTAGGCTTGTTCATCTTTATTCATTTTATTCACTCCGAGTTAATTAAAAGCCCCTAATAATTAGGGGCTTTGTTTTGTTTAGTTAATATTCTTTTCTCATGGTGTCGGCATGGTCAATTGCTTTTTCAAAATTAAATTCATTTTCCATTTCTTGAAAATGTTCTTCAACAACTTTCTCAGCATCGCTAATATTCTCAACATCATTATTTGTGAAACATTCTGTTTCTGTTTCACCACTAAACACATTGAAAGTCTTGCCACCATTCCAAGCAATCGTTATATCACAATCACTATATTCAAGTACAAAATGAAAAACTACTTTATCCATTGAATGCCCCCTATTTTAAGACTTGTTAAAGTCGTTAGATTGATAGACCTCCAAGATTTTTTAGGGTCTTTGTTTTTTCTTAATATTGTCACATCTATTGTCTCTAACAAATGTTCTCTATCTCCTTTTAATTCACCACCACTAAAAAATTTGTCAGCTGTGGGTAGCTTACCAAGTATCGTTCTTGGCTTATTCTTTGCAGTTATCCAAGTAGCCGAGAACAATTTGTTCCCTATACTTTGTTTAACTATTTTTTTAATAAACATATATTCACTCCTTATGATTAGTTTATATATATCTTATTAAACTATATTTTATCCCATGTATATAATTAAATAGCGAATTCGCTATATTATTTATTATTCATATATCCTGTGCATATCCTCATATTTTTTTCTTGCTTGTCTACTCCTATTCAAAGGAGTCCCTTGCTCCTGGTTTTTGCCCTGGAAAAATAAAAAAAAGGGGGGAACCCCTAAATAAGACCGTAGGACTATACTATTCTATATATATATACTGTTTTACTCATATAGACTTTATGATATAAACATCGGATGGCTGATCTTAATACCTTTAAGAGGCTAACTAATTTTGATAATTTAAGTCCGAGTGAATTAGACACATTACAAAAAAAGTTATTGCTGCGTAAAAAAACATTTGATTATAAAAATTTAGCTAAAGAGAATTATTTAAAGTTTGTTAAACAAGTTTGGCCTGATTTTATTCAGGGACCCCACCACGTACAAATTGCAGAAAAGTTTCAAGCGTTGGCCGAGGGGAAGATAAAACGACTAATTGTAAACATGCCACCCAGACATACAAAATCAGAATTTGCATCATATTTATTCCCTGCGTGGATGATGGGCCGTGATCCAAAACTCAAGATTATTCAAACAACACACACAGCAGAACTATCTTATCGCTTTGGTCGTAAGGTTCGTAATCTGATGGAGGAACCTTCCTTCCAAGATATTTTTGATAATGTTAAATTATCGCAGGA